ACCCCGTATATCTGAGAACTTGAACTCTCAAACGTCATGACAAGTGTCAAATACTCTTTAAGCAAGTATGGATAGTTGTCATTCTCATTGTACTTCTCCTCATACGTTAAGTCTTGCAGAACTGCCATAAAGATATATCTCATATCAAGGAACAGTATTCTTCGACTTCCGCTTGTGGTTGGCATATACCTGTCTCTGATATAGTCTATACCATCAAAGTTAAAGCTACCTGGCAAACCGAAAGGTAATCCTTCAGCTGGAGGAGCTGCTTGTCTCTGGATATCCAGAAGCAATCCTTTAATGTAATTGTGTGTACTAGCATCAGTTACAGCCAAAGTGACCATTCCATTAGCATTGAATGTGGTTGCATACTCAGCTCTTAATCCTGCAAGTGTTGGATATGCAGTACTAAGGTTTGTGGTATTAGTCGTTATACTTTTGATAAACCCGTTGAACTCATCAATATAAGTTGTTTGGTCTCCGTTTATGATTAAGTCTTCTTCTTTCTCCTTAACACTTTTGACTTTAACTCTAAGGTCTAATGCTTCAGGGTCAATGAATCCTCTCATACCTGCAAGAGCTGGACCTTGTATCCTGCCTTTTGCATAGATGTACCTAACCGCTACTGACTGTCTGTCCCATGTATCAATCTGGTCAGCAATTGCTGCACCTTCAATATCTGTGGTTGCACCGCCTTTAGCTGTTAATGCGTTATACTCATAAGTTAATCCTTTGATTGCTCTTCGTGGAAGCATATCTGTCAAAGGTGTCATTCTGTCGGTTCGGTCTACAAGTGCGCCATCCCAAAATGCTGGAATAAAAGCTGTTCCTGCTGTACCTGCTCCGCCAGTTTGTGTGGTCATTGAACCACCTGCTGCCTTCTGCATTGATTCTGCATAAGTTTTCTTGAACTCGGACCTTATGTCTTTCTTGTCCCAAATATTGTAATATTCCTTAGATGTTCCACCATACTCGTCACTACCTATGCTTAGCCCAGGGAATACTTTCTCTGACCTCATCATAGCTTCTGTACCAGTAAGGTTCATCTGTCCTACTTGTCCTACCATTTTGTTACCTCATTATTGGAAGCATCTTTGTTATATCTTCCACATTGTCTTCTGTTTCAGGTTCTGCCTGAACAGCTTTGTGCTTAGTCTCTGCGTCAATAAGTTTTGTTTTAAGGTCGCTTACTTCTAGCTTTAATGCTTTCTCTGATTCTGATTCAACAGGTTCTTCCTTCACTGGTTCTTCTTCAACAACCACTTCTGGTTCAACCTTACTTTCTTCAACTTCCTTCCTCAAGTCAGAAATCTCTTTCTTCATATCGTCAGCGAAGCCCTTAAGAATATCTTGTAGTTCTTCTTTTTCCACTTTGATTACCTCTACTTTCTCTATATTTTGCTCTTTAGTAATACCTAGGCTCTTAGCAACTGCCATAGCAGAAGCGTGTTGGTTTGCCGGAACAGCAACAAAACTTGCCTCTAACAACTCACCGTCGGTATACTCAATATAATTCTTACCGTCTATCTTCTTATCCTTATGTGCTTTAGGTATTGCACCAATTGAAACTCCTAACTTCGCACCTTCATCTAGCATACCTTTTATGATTACACTATTAGGATTCGACTTATAGAATTTCGGTTCAGCTACTAAAGCATTATGACCGTTAATCTTCTCAATTCTTTTGTTCACCCATTCACCAACTTGCATAAATACGCTGTTAGTGTGGTCGGCTAACGCAGGAACATAAGAAAGACTTCTGGACACCTTTTCAAGAAAACTCTTACCGATAATTTCGTTTTCTCTATCAATACTATCATCAGACAGAACGCACATATATCCGCTACCACCAGATTTTACAACTGGAGCATACATTAATATTTTATCCATTTGCTAAGTATCTGACATAATACCTATTTAAAGACAACTAAGAAATATCAGTTAGAACTGATTTAAGAGTACATCTGCAGTTCGGATGAGATTCTGGCGGAGCATTATATAACTTACCAGTACCAGGGTCTTGAAACGCATCATTAAGTCCTCGCTTCTGACCATTCAACCGCTTACAAATATCAGAAGTCCTACTATCAAGATGTGCTGACCACTGCTTACCTTTGACTACGCCTGAGTCTCTATAACTTATTATCTTAGACTGATTAACAAACCTGGTTGATTCAGTACGAGCAATCCTAACCGCCTGACCTTCACTTGCAGTTGTAAACACTTCTCGCACATCCTTAGTAACTTCCACTAAGGTTTTCTTATCCTTAACACCTTCACTTACTGCCTTCATAATATTATCTTGAATCTTTTTAGTTGCACCTTTTATCCCATGCCACTTCTTACCTTCAATAGTATAACCATTTAACTGCTGACCAACAAACACATCAGCCATTTTCTCATGGTCTACTGTGAAGCCTAAGTCCATCCCAGTCTCACCTTCAGCAGAATCTACTCCGCCCTTCATAGTACGAATAATGATACCTTTAAGACTTCTAACAAACGCAGTAGTATTAACATTATTAAGCAACACCTGTAAGAACTCTCCAAAGGTTTTCTTATTATAATCAGACATAATCTTATCAGCCTTCTCCAACATATCAATCTTAGTTAATGCAGCAACAACCTTCTTCTCCCACTTCGCCAACTGCACCTTAAAGAAATCCCTATACTCATCAGCTTCATCAATTACATCTTCACCTGCATCAATCACTTCTTCTTGTGCTTTCGCCATAGGCTCTGCATCTTCCATAATAATCTCTTCAATTTCTTCCCTCTCAGGAACTTCAAGAGGTAATACATGAGAACAGTAGTTAGTAACAAACATATCAATAGCATCTTTTAACTCCATCCCACCATTCTTAGAAAATGAAAGGATTTCTTCGTGAGTAACAATTGAATAGTACATCAGTTCTTCCTTGTTCTTCATTACAAAAGTAAACTTAGAAACGTCTGGCATACAATGTATAGTAGCATGATGTCCGACACCAATATCTTTCTTGATGACTTTCTGGAATATATCAAACCTTAGTCTTAACATTTTATGTCTCCACATATCTCAACCAAGCACACACAGTACTAGGAGAGGATGTTGATGATGATGAGGTTGTTCTAAACGTCAATCTATCTGTATCTGATAATGCCACTGGAGTAAAACTATCATTGGTATTGCTCCGTTGTGTTGTTAAAGTTACATTACACAAAGCACCCTGTAGTGACCCATTAATATTCGCTTCAATGACTGCATTTGCTGTAGCATTATTAACAGTAGCACTCATAGCAACGATTGTTGCAGTATACCCACTAGGGATATAAATGCAGACACCCGCATTCGAAGGAGTATTCGCACCATTACCAAACGCCCACTCATAAGTATTAGTTGCACCAAGAGTTGAATTTTCCTCAGCCCAGACAGGAATCATATACTCATTCTTGGGTATGGTTGGAATTGAAGGAGTGTTATTGAAGTTATCATAATCAAAAGCATCATCCTCAACAGTTGTTGGGTCATAAACTGAGGCTTCCATATCACCAGAGCCACCACCAGATTCTGTCTTAACTCCATCCTTTATCTCATTTGCCATTTTAGTTCTTATCTGTATGTTCGTACCAACTCGCTTTGAATTGAATTATATTTGAATCTGCCCTAGAGGTAAATGTTCTTAAATAGGTTGTGTCTTGCTTAAGTATTAACTCATCCTCCCTACCAGCACCACCACCAATGTTCTCCTTAAACCCATCTGCACCCCATTTGTCACTCTCAAGCCTAATATCATAACCAGTTGCAGCTATCACCCCAGAAGTAAATACCAGACCACTAGTATTAGAACTGTTACGATTATTATTTAAGGGGGTTACACCTGAACCACCAGTCATTCCACCACTTGCACCTTCATCTAATGTAGATTCAGTTATTCCAGTTGAATTAATCTTGAACACAAAATGACACCATTTAGTTGTATCAGGAGTTACCATCTTAACTCTTAATACTCCATCAGTATCTAACTCAACATAACCTTGGATATAATAATGACTCCCTGAATGTATCTCATGATGTGCATAATCAACAACCTCCATTGCCTCTGTCGAACCATCAAGCCTTGCAGGACCAGAAGCAATACTGTCAGTTATCTCTATCTGTCCAATAACATTCGTACCAGTAAGTAAACCAACCTCAGTAGTTAGACCCACAGAACTATTCGTTATCTGAGCTGTAACATCTACACTACAAGCACCACCTGTTTGAGTAATTTCTACTGAAAAGGATTGGCCACTTGTTTGTGCAACACCAATATCAGTCACAGCAACACTCAAATTTGTATTAGTTGCCTCATATAACTTAGTACCATTATCAGATAAGATTATAATTGTACGGCTTTCAGTAGTAGTAAACAAGAAAGTAACATTGTCAATTATATAATCATAAGTTGGGGTTGCTGATTCATCATAAGCTGCAGCATTCAAATCATAAGCTGTGTCTTCTATCACTGCATCAACTGTAAGATAAGGACTTGTTGCTAAGGGATTGTCCACTGTAATCTCATTACCATCAGAATCAACTTGAGTTACCCTCTGAGCTTTAGCAGGCCATTGGTGACCGTCAATATGCTTATCGTTCTGCTCTTCAGGACTGGGCTGTCTGTTCGCTGTCATGCATAAACCTCTCGAAGTTCTTCCTGAACAATTTATTGTTTTCTTCAGGCTGTTTGGGTTCGTCTTTAGAATTCTTTGGAGAGCTTTCCTGACTGTCCCCAGACGGCTGACCGAAACCTTCCATTGGGTCAATACCAAACAACTCATCAGAACCTGAACCTGGCGTGTCTCCCCACTCAACTCTGTCTAAGCCTTTAAGCTGTCTATACTCATTAACAGTCAAACAACCTTTATCAAGTTCCATCATCTGTTGCTCAAAGAGTGCCTGTTCAGCTTGTTTATCGTCAGTAACAAACTTAAACTTAACTTGAATATCTAACTGTTGTAATATCTCAGGGATAATCTCCCGATTAATAATTCTCTCATATAAATCTAAATAAGGTCTGATAGCGTTCTTAATCGAAACTCTTTCTTGACCTTCTTGCGTGTTCCCTTGAATTGCTACCTTACCATTACGCCTAGTTACAAAGAACCCCGTAGAAGTCTGGAAACACCACACAACACCTTTATACGGAACAAGTGAAACATCAGACTTTTGTATCTGTGAAAAATTTTTAAGACTTACACTTAATCTATACACATCATGGTGATAAGATTTTTTCTTCTTTTTTACATCAGAATAACAAGTACTATACCCCAGATTTAAAGCAATCCTACCAAAATCATCAAGCAACTGTTTACTTGTTAATTGTAAAGAATAACCATATTGTCCTCTGATATGACCATCACCAAGCATCATACTATCAAAGATGATTCCCTGTTGTCTTTTAGATAAATCAAATACAAACTTAGGAGTATATTTATTATGTGAATAATCACCACAATTATCTTTTAACCACTCCCAAATATTACGACCATACACATTCCATCTTTGGCAACCATCAGTTTTAGATAAATAAGTACCATAAGATAGTTTAAGTCTCTTAAATAAAGATTCAATTCTTGCTACATTCTCTTTATCTTTCTGTGCAAATGTTATTAGATACCCAAGACTTGTTGAACTTAGACCACCTTCAGATAAATACCAACCAAGGAATTCAAGCCAATCATCCATATTTACACGTTTAGATTGATGATTCTTATATTTATAATCTGAAACTTTTGGAATAATAAAACTATCAACCTCAATACCAATAAATTCAGTTGGGCAAGTAGGGACTTTCATTCTATCATACTTAAGTTTTGCAGCTTCTGAAACTTCCCAATCATTACCACGACGCTCTTTATACAATATAGTATGATTATCAGTAACTAAAATATCATTTCGCTTATTCTTAATATGTACTAATTTTTCATTAACATTATAGGTAACATATTTTTTTGGTATTTCATATTTTAATTCTTCAGAGTCTTTATCGAAAACAGCAATTTTCTCGCCATTATCAACCTCTGAATGTTTCTTCCATCCATTCTCAGTTAATACTTCAGTATCATCAGAATAACAAGACCGGTTTGAGTTTTCATAAAAACCTGCTTCTTCAGGAGATAACCCGAATGCTGCAAACACTAAATGATAGTACCACTTCTGACCTTCCAGCCATTCCATATCTTTAAGGTTCTTACCTAACTCAACCAACGAAGCTGAATCACCGTTCAAGAATCCTAACTTATGAGCCTTACCTCTGAACTTTTCTTTCCAAGTTGTAGCTGCAGACTTTAGACTTTCATCACTAGCGTTCTTAAGGAATACGATTCCGTTAGGTATTGCATTGTTCTTAAAGAATTCTTTATTATACCTAGTGGATTGAATCAAAACTTCTAAGACTTGTTGCACACTTTGAACTGGACTAAAACCATAAACACTATTAGCTCTACGGTTCATCATAAAATAACATAACTCATCATTATCAAACCATCTCGGAGCTGCAGCAGGATGTTTAAATGAATATTGATAATACCCAAACATTCGTTTATAGATGTCTGGATTCTTAAAAAACATTCCACCGTCTGAATCCCATAACTGTAACAACTCTCTACTACCAAAAGGTTTCAACACCAATTGTTCCTCAGTCATTACATTACCAAAGCCTAAGTCTGTTACAACTTGTTTCCTTTCATAACTAGTTTTAGAATAAGATTTTATTATCACCCCTGCATCAATCTCTGCTACATCTGTAAAACTTGCAGAAATCAAATCATTAATATCATCACCGTTACTATTGACCTTCTCAAAGAATTGTGTAATCTTATCAACATCAGCTTGGTATTTATTAATGTCCTCATCAGATTCTTCATTTTTAAGTACAATCTTAAAACCTGTCTTTTGAATAGATTTCTTTATAGAATTCTCTACCATCTGAACCCAAGGACACTTACTGAACTGCCTAAGCTCATTCAAATTGAAGTGAGTCCTAGGTTGTCCTTTCCTCGCAGATGCGTACCACTCAGGAAATACTGGGAGTTTTTCTTCTTCGGCTGCATTATTACTGAGAACAGTAGTTCTATCCTGCAGTTTTTGTTTCAGTCCTATTAACCAATCTTGGAATGCCATGAATGTAATAAAAGAGGTAACGGGGACATTACCTATTTAAAGACAACTACTCTTTACTAACTAACCAAGGGTTATCAAAGAAACATTCAACAAAGTACATCTTTTGGATTATACTAGGTGCTAATGATTTGGCTACAGTCTTATGTGTTGATATTTCTCTTTGGACTTGGTGGAACTTCTGAATGTCATTCTGTTCATCAGTCATAGACTTATCATACTTATATGAGGCGTCAATGTTCTGGATGCACTCAACTTTAAACTCATCCCATAAAGCCCTAGCCAATGATTCCTGTGCTTCAATTGCAAACTTCTCATACTTTTCCATATCTTTAAGCATACCTTGATTCTTAAGAAGTCCAACCTTAATCTTCTCTTGCTGCTCAAGACCTTGGATTAGTTGTTGTTCACCTTGCTCAATGCCTTTCTTCAACTGCTCAACATTAATCACAATATCTCTAGGTGTCAACACCTGGTCTGGCACATCTGCCTTGACAATAACATTGACTCCATCCTGTTTCATTCTAAACTTTGGTTCCTTATGTTCTTTCTCTCCCATCTTACTCATACCTCAATCTTTGTTTTCTTCGTTTTTATTGGACGATTAGCTTCAATCGTTTCTACTACTATCTGTACCACTACAGGTTCAGCTTGGTTATTCAACCACTTGTTACCTATCACATCGTTATGAATCTTCTCCTTCTGCGGACCATCAAGAACACACATATTCTTATCGGTTACTTCCTTATACAGCTCATAAGTTATTATCCCTTTACCACCTTCCATGTGCATCTCTAACTTTGTAAGGTTAGTCTGAGGTGGTGTAGTTTTCCAGGAACTCTTACCACCGCCAATCGGTAGTCTTTCATGCACAGCTTGACTTAACTTCTGTAAAGCGTGATACCTATTTAATATCCTTGACTTAACTGGCTTAAACAATTCTGTTCCTTCTTGTATGGCTTTTGCTGGTGCCATTACTAAATCTTTTGCATCCATTTTATTTTCCTCTGACACCTCAGTTTCCTGTGGAATCTCTTTTTTTTCTTCCATTATTTTCTCTCCATTCTTTCTCACCAAACATAGGTTTGCCAGAATTTAGGGGACAATCCAAATAATCGTACTCACTACCTTCTCTCTCCCTACACATAACAAACTTACCTTCCTTAGTCTTATATATAGTTTTGCCTATCCTATTCGCGTACACTCTGCAATGATAAAGTTCTGGACCAAGCATTACTAAAAACTTACACTTGCGTATCTTACCATCAGCATAGAACCTGCAGCAACTGCTACACCTCCTGCACTCAGCCTGTATAACCATACAACCACACACCTCCACCTTTCGCTTTCTCTGACATCACATACACAGCACTAATCTCCTCCCTTCGTACTACTTGATTTATACACCGATAAACAGATTTCCTCTTAATCTGAATACCTGTAACTATCTCTGGTACTGAACAAAACTTACCGTTCTGCTCCTTCAACCAATCAATTATTTCTTCTTGTCCCATTTTCTCATCGCAACAGGTTTATCAGTCTTAAAGTCACACTTCTTAAACTCTCTACAATACGCAGACTTAATCACATTACACCTGCCTTTGTTATACCAGGGACAATCTTTCTTCGGTCCTTTCGTTATCATGCCATCACCAACGTTGGATTATTTCTTACCTTATCACTAAAGGTTAAAGATAAAGCGTCAGCCTTATCAGGAGACTTTAAGCCCCGCTTCTTCATTTCATCTTTACGTTCTAACTCTAACCGACCATCAGCAATCTGCCGAAACTTCCTAGTGCCCAATTGACTAACTAATTCTTGGTCATTTGGTAAATCTAACTTCTTGATATTATCACGGATAAAAGCCCATAACTCAGTACCACGATTACGATATAATAACCTACCAGTAGAATCTACAACTGTAGCCTTGCCGCCATTATTCTCAGCAATAATAGTAATCCAATCTTCATTCTTATCTCTCCGAACATTATAACGTAGTATATCTGTTACACCACCACCTATTCCTGTATCATCAACTGCAATCCGTACTTTAAACTCTAACCCTTTGAAGGTCTTAAGAATAAAACCATACACCCTACCAGCAGTTTCAACTACTGAAGATTTACCCCAACCTTCAGAATGGATAATCTTCCAACCTCGCCTAACAAAAAGCTCAGAGAAGTCATCACCATAACGAGCTACATCAACACCGACATTAATTATCCCCACCTGTAAATACTTGTTATCTTTACGCTTGACAGCCTCTTCAACATCAGCCATTGATATAAACACATTCTCACCAGCAAGTGGAAAGTCACCAGTAACTCTCACACGATACACATCTGAATCTTTCCCATACTTAGCAGCAACTTCTCCAGCATAACTCTTATCAACCAAAGGACTATCAATACTAGAGAAATGGAACAACTCATACAAATGTCTATCTTTATGAAAGGCATTATAAAACTCACCTTCAAGTAATGTAGGATTACCAGTCATTAGTTTTAAGGAATTACTAGTACTCAACGCTCCTTGCACAACTTCAAATATCTCAGCAGGAATACCAGGTGCCTCATCAGCTAAGAATAACAAATACGGTGCGTGAAACCCTTGCATCTTACTGGGGTCAGTAGCAGTTCTTGCTACAGCAAACCAATCCGAACCGTATGCCTTACTCTTATACTCAGTAGCAGTCCATTCACAAGATTCTTGAAAAGATAAAGGTAACTTCCTATGCCACTTAGCTAATTCTGCCCATAAAATATCTTTGATTTGGTCCTGCTTTCCTGAAGTACAGGGGATTTTAACGAAAGGTAAACAATTCATTGCCCAGATAATGACCCAAGATACCAGACAGCTCTTACCACTGCCATGTCCGCTACGAATAGCCATAGGTCTTCGCTTCTTCATACACAAAGGGATAGCTTCAAGTACAGCTTTCTGTTGCCAAGTTATCTCTGGCTTATCATGGATTCTGTCTCTGACCGCTTCCTTCT